TTTTTTACGTGTGGACCTAGCTCACTAGGGCACCGCCAGCCGCGAGGGCTGGACCCTACACCACAAAAGCAGATATACCGTCCCCCCCGGTCGCCAACCACGAAAACCATGGCAACGACACTCACTTCTTTTCCTTGAACTCGGGTGAGGCGGCCCCGAAGGGCGCGACCCCAAACCCCTCCACGCTCTCTGAGTAGCTTGGGGGACAGTCAAACTCTTCCGACTGAGTCGAAAGAATTAAACTGTCCATTAAAGCTAAGCGTTTCCCTTCCTGAGGAACAGGCTGCGAAAACCACGAAGCAAGACGAGAACGCCTGGCACTACGCGTTTCCGGAGTCAGCCTACTCCTCCAACCACCCTCCCGACACGCAAACTGGGGCTCGACACGACGAACAGACGACAGCTCGAGAAAGTACCGAAGTACAGATCTCTCCCTGTCGTTCTGAAACGTTAAACCGAACTTCCACGAAGCGGTCTCCCTGGCGTTCAGGACGCTCAACTCCGAAGAAACAGAATCCTCAGGCACCCAGGTCGCCAACGAAGTCGAAACGACAACGTTGTGACCAACAGGTGCAGGAGGAACCTTAACTTCCGGTTGAACACTGGGCACCAAACGAAAGAGTTCAGCAAGTCTGCAAGCAAGGGTTCCCCTGAAACCTAACTCCAAAAGAGTCAATCTAGTTGACCGTAAGGAGCCAAGGTGCCAGCGGAAGAAGACCAACCCCGCTCTAAAGCGGTAGCCGTTCTTCAACCCCTTCACAAACATGCGAAACTCACGAGCAAGGGAGTTAACGTACTCCGAAGACCTCAGTCTACCAAAACGAAGAGTAGGAATCACCCGAAGGTGAACTCCTGCCCAACGTAACAGTGTCGAGTTCAAAGAACCGTAACTGTCAGAAACTGACGTCTTAGTACGTTCCACCTCCAACCCTAACCTCCCAACAGTCTCCATCCAAACTTCCGACACACGAAGTGTCGAAGAGAAAAGGATGTCGTCTCCGTTGATAAGGCAAGGAACTCTCTCCGCAGCTGAAGGACTTAAGCCAGCAGTGCGTAAAGCCCAAAGAAAGGCAAAACGGTTCTGCAGACAAAGAAGTGGGAAGCTCAAAAAACTCCCCATCATCTGTCCTACTCGCGGCTCGATACCATTCGGACAAACACTTCTGTGAAAAAGTGTAGGCCGAAGGATCTTCAAAGCTTCCTCGCGCAAACCAACGGGAACGCAAGACGCGTTGGAAAGAAGGGTCTCAAGGATCCTCTCCGCTACTTCAATCGACAACTGATCAGTTGCCGACTTGTAGTCACCAGAGGTCAAGACTTCCCCGTGCTCCCTCGAAAAGCCAGCTCTGGAAAGAGAAGCGTCCGAAACATCTCCAACAGACAACCAACGATTGCGACGCAACCGGTTGTAAATGGAGCTGTGAAGAGGCTTCAAAAGGAGGGTCTCCCCAGAAAACTTCGTCAGAGGACGAGGTTTTCCGGCAGACTGGACCACCAAAAGCTCGGCACAACGCTCGATGCCACCAGGATAGTACCCATTGAGGGCACCATCAAGGAACTCCGAATGCTTGCCTTGCCAGTCAGACTGACACCCGCCGTGGGAGCGGATGCTGTCGACTGTCCCAGAAAGGCCAGGAGAAGCGGAAAGCACCTGTTCTTCGTAGATTCCAGAGTCCCAAGCTTTAGGAAAAAGCCGGCGGGTCTCCTTCTCAACGAAGTCCAGGTAACCAGAAGGGAGAGTTCGCGCAGGGCGCGCGAACCCTTTGACCACCTC